CTGCATACCGACCTCCAGAGATGACGCAAAGCCGGGCGAATTCAGAGTCAAGAATGACGGTATTTTGATTGTTGGTGAAGCTGAGGCCGTACGTCATTTGAACCTCATCACAATGAGTCGCATCGAGCCCGAAGCCGTGTTGAATATGGTGGGCGAATTCCTCATCCAGTTCGCTACCTCGACAACACCGTTCCCCACCAAGACTTCGAACTGTCGATCATTACTACCGTAGTTGCCTATGGGTATAACAACGGCATTCGCATTGTCCGGCGTGCATCCTGGTACTGAAAAACTTTGCACTCCGCGTTCAATGCCGAAGCTGACTACCTGAGACAGCACTACTCGAATCGTAAAAGAGTTTTCGTCCAGTTGCAGGGCGCCGTCGGCGCCCCACACTCTCATTCCATAAGCCATCACTCACCCCAAGTTGCCAAGCTGAACACGCAAGGTTCCGTTTTGGTCGTAGACCTTTACCCCAGCGCTGGTAATAACGATCCGACCGGCACCAGGCGTGTTGCCGTTCATTTCGAAGTAACCGGTTTTCGATATCGCCCATCCCGTCTGGCCTGGAACCCAGTTATTCGACTGGATCACTTCACCAATCTTTGCATTGGTAATAGAGCCGTCTTGAATGAACGCATCGCTGATGAAGGTCTGCCCGTTGACGACCGCAAACGGGGCAGTCAAAACATTGCCCGCTACGGTGTTGAGCACAGCAAACCTGTCGGCGCTGACAACGAACGAGGATTGCAAGGCGCCAGAGCTGTTATCCAGCCCAAGGCCGAACCCGGCCGCGTAATACTGGCCACCAGAAGACAGGGCCAATCGCACGCTGTAGGAAGAAGCAATTTTGTTGGCCGAGTCCGCGATCGTTGTTGCCTGCTGCTGCAATTGGGCGGTGTTGCCGCCAACCGAGCTTTGCAGGCTTACGATTTGCTGGGACTGCGACGTCTGCGTTGCGCCTTGCGTGGTGACAGTTGATGTCAGCGACTGTAATGCGCGGCTCGATGCGGCAGGCCCGACACGACCGACAGCAATCCAGTCGATATCGAATGCGCTACCGCTTACAAGTCCAAGATCGACACGCAAGGCCGTGATAGTGCTGGACGTCCAGTCCGCTCCGCCTGCGGTGAGCGCCGCCATGTCAAACTCAAGGATGGTGCTTGCGCCAATAGCGAGGTTAGGGTTTGCGAGCACCTTGCGGAAAGATGCCGTAAAACCGTGCCCGCTGGTGGAGTAGAAGAACTGACCATCCCAGTCTGTTGCGGCGGCTCCAGCGCGGCGCGTGATGGACATCCGGACCTTCGTAAACAAGCCTCCGTTGATGGACAGGCCGGACACTTGGATGCTCGGATCGCCAGCAGTCGCGGTTTGGCGCATTACCCCAGCTGACGGGAACGACAAGGTCGAGTTGTTGGCCGTCCAGCCCTCTGCCGTACTGTCAAAATTCCAAGTTGCGTTCTCTGCCGGGTCAAGCCCAGAAGCGCCCAAGCTGCCCTGAATGGTCGACACCGATGTTTGAAGATCGGTGATGCTGGACGATTGCGCGGTGTTCACGCCCTCAGCGCTGGTTACCCGGTTCGACAACGTCTGCAATGCAGCCGCGCTGGCCTTGGTCGCAAGCCCGTCCGTGGTGCTGTTCACCGCGTTCTCAAGCGTCGTAGTCCGCGCAGCAACACTGGTCAATGTGTTGCCCTGCTGGGTTACGGCCGAGGACAAAGAGTCGACGGCCGCAGAGGTAGCCGCCTGTGCGGTCGTTACGGCCTGGACTGACGGACTGTATGCCGTGGCGGTCGTCCCTTCCTGGAGCTGAACGTTGTCCAATTCGAACCAAGCATCCACCGTCGAGCCGCTGCGGTTGAACATGCGGCCGGCGTACACCTGCGCACGGGTGGCGCCCGATGGACAGATGCCAGTCAGGGTAAACCGCTGGAAGGAATCAGTTAACGCCGTTTCAGGAAGGGTCGGCGTGTTAACCACCGAACCCGCCTCGTTCATGAACTGGATATACATCGCCAGTTTCATGGTTGAGGCCGATCCACGCGCGTAGACGCTCAGCGTATAGGACTGGCCCGCCGTGACCTTCGGACGCTCCAAACCTTCGCTCGGGTTGAAAAGAAGATCGACGTAGTTGCCATTCACCATCCCGGTACGCGTGATTCGTAAAGCCATGGTGCTCGCAGACAACGGCGACGCTACTTGCTGTGGCACGCCTGCCACCTGACCACCCAGGTTCCAGTACAGCGGTCTTGCGGTTGAAGATGATGCAGCCTGCTCGAACGAACTGTTCGGTAGCAGATTGTCACCGCCCATGCTGCCGATGTTGTTGGTCAGCTGGGTGAGCTGGCCGCTGACGCTGGTCAGGCCGGTTTCGGTCTGGGTTACCCGCCCCGTCAGCGCGGTGGTGGCTGCAGCCTGGGCCGCGATGTCGGCTGAAGCGGCCTTGCCGCTGTCCTTCCAGCCACTTACGACAGGAGAGACTTCAAGTTGCGCACGGTCCACCTCTGCAAATCCAGCGGTAATCGAACCCGCCGAGTTTGGACGCACTCGAAGAAGGGGCGTTGTAACTACGGTTCCTGCGGGAAGTGCCGCACTGGTCAGTGAGATCCGCTGCCAACCATCGGTTAGCGTATTGACGCCCTGCGACGCGGTCGCCAATACGGCACCACTTGCATCCCGATGCTGCATAAACAGCTGAAACCCGAGCCCTGCCGTCCCTCTTACGCTGGTGGACAAGGTGATTACCTGACCGGCTGATACCGCTGGCCTATTAGTCACCACCGGGGTCAAGTCGGCATAGGTGCTGGTTGTCAGGCCTGACACATCGATCCGCTGTGACTTGCCAGAAGGATCGAGTGTGGAAGCAACTTGAGAGAAGACTGCCGACGGCCCCGCGGGGACAGTGCTCACCCAGCCATCAGCAATCGGCGAGCCTGCCGTCGCAAACCTGTCAAACGATGGGTTGTAAAGCAGGTTCTCACCACCAACGTTCGAAATGTTTGCGGTGATGTTGGTGATCGCATTCCCGGCCGCCGTCAGGTCAGTCCCCTGCTGGGTAACCGTGTTGTTCAAGGCCTGGACAGTTGCTGCCTCGGCTTTGGTTGCCACCTGCGCCAGAGCGCTCGCAGCCGCCGCCGCCGCATCCGTCGCAGCCTTGTCTGTAACAGCGTCCCACTTGCTCCCCGTCCAGCGTTTTGGGGTGTTCGCGTTGTTGGTTATGTCAATCCACAGGTTCTGCGCCAATTGATCGGCAGCCGCCGGCGCCGCCGACTGAACGATGACTTTGCCCTTCCCGCCCGCCAGCGTGTTAGCCGCGTTCGCAGCATTCTGCGCAGCGGTCACGTTCTGGTTTGTGGTCGTCAGGCTGCTATTCAGACCGGTGATCGCCGTGCCTTGGCTGCTGAGGGTGCCCTCCGCGGTCGTGACGCGGGTCGTCAGGCTCTGGACAGCAGTGGACGACGCTTTGCCATCCAGCGAGGTTTGCAGGCCGGTGATCTGGTTCGCCTGCGCGGTGTTCACGCCCTCGATGCTGGTGATCTTGGTTTCAGCGGTGGTGACGCGCGCGGCCAGGCCGTTCGCTGTCTGCACTGCTTGGCCAACGTTCAGCCAGTACGTGGCGTTCGGCGGTGCCGTGTTTTTCGGGACGTTCTGGGTCGCCTGATAGATGATCCCGTCAGCGCCGAGCACACCCTGCCCGGCGGTGTAAGTCTGGTCGGCCTTGTACGGCATCGAGTCGGCCAGATCCGCAATCTGATCAATCTGGGCCTGAAGCTCGTTCTGCACTTCGGTCACGGTGTTGCTGACGTCGGTGATCTGGTCGCCCAGGTCGGTCCTTACCTGGTCAAGGCGTTCATTAACCGAACCCGGGCCGTCACCGCCGATCTTGCCGATCTCCGACAGCAGCTCCTGACCCAGTTGGCTTTCCGTGATCTCGCCGACCAGATAATCGAGGATGTCATCAGCATTGGAGCTCGCCTGACCGTTTACGAATCCGGGTGCGGTTGGGAACCATGGGCCGACGTTGCCGGTGCGGTCGACGAGGCGCGCCCAGAAGAAGAACGATTGCCCTGCTTTCAGGCCCTGCATGGTGTAGTCGGATTGCGGGTAGGCCAGATCGGCCAGTTTGATCGCGCTATCCAGCTGCGGCGTTTGGCTGGACCAGAGTTCAGTACGCTGGGTGTCCTCGGCTCCGGCTGGAAACGTCCATTTCAGACCGATACCGAAGATCAGGCTTTCAGTGACCAGCGACGTAACCGCAGGTGGAAGCCCGACCTTGCCATCTAAGTTCGTCAGAGCTGAGGTCGTCGGCAGAGACGAGACGTTCAAAGCGCTTACCGCGCGTACCCGGGCGAGGTACTGCCCGGCGTAGATGCCGCGCACATCAACCGACAGCTCACCGGTACGCGGCACCTTAATCCACTCACGCGAACCCCACCGCCATTCCACATCATAAGCCACTGCGCCGGAAGCTGCCGCCCAGCCGATGGTCATCACAGTGACGGCAATTCCCTGCTCGATCACGACGTGCTGGCTTAGAAAAACTTGTGCCGGCGCGTCTTGGGTTCCTATTGGAATACCGCTTATAGGACGGTCATCGATCACCGCGCCGAAGTCGATTGCATCAAACTTACTCGGTTCATGTTGGATGCAGTCGAGTTGAAACTGATGCCACTCAGGTCGTGTGATGTTGCGCACCAGAAACTGCATGGTTTTCAGATCGTCATGCTCGATGATCCAGCCACATTCAGCCTCGGGCACTTCGCTGTAGACCGCGGCAACAGTGACGTTGCGGCCGCTGATTGAGCTGATCACACGTGCTTCGCTTTTGCCGCTTGGCAAGTTCACACGTAGCTTCCCGCCGGCTGGCAATTCTGCCTCGCGATCCAATGTCACGATCCGACCGGCGACCGCGCTGATCCTTCCGCCATTCGCCCGCCCAGCGAGCATAGGGTCTGCCAGAGCGATGATCTGCCCAGGCTTTGGAATCTGCCCGTCAAGGCCGACACGAAAAGAACCACCACGGATCTGGGCTTGCTCGGTAATCAGCGCCCACTGTCCGGCGCGCTGGGCTTGTCCGCGGGACGTGCAACCGTAAGCATCGACCGACAGTTCATTCACAGACCCCGATTCCGCCAGAGCCTGGTCATCAAACACCGGCTCCTTGTCTGTGTCATAACCCTGCGCAGGGTTGTCCCACGTCACCATGGCCTGGTTATGACGGTCGCGCGCCCGAGTGCCCGCGTACTTTATCTCGCCGTTGTTGAGGATCTGCGAGGGATTGTAGGTGTAGACCGGATCGCCGGGCATATCGGCATTTACTGTGATCTGCGAGCCATCCCAGGTGGTCATGCCGTGAAACGCCTGGGCGAGGTCTTGCAGCACGGCGTAGGCATCGGCCTGCTTCTGCAAATAGATGTTGCAGGTGTAGCGAGGCTCAAGGCCTCCGGCGCCGTCCGGCACCATCTGATCGCAATATTGCCCGATGCGGTACAGGTTCCAGCGATCAATCATTGTGGCATCGATGCGTTCTCCCAAGCCGTAGTAAGGGTCGAGCACCAAGTCGTAGAAGATCCACGCCGGATTGTTGGTGTATGCCTCCTTGAAGGTACCGTCCCAAACCCCGTTGCTGGTACCAGTGCCGCCGGTGGCGTAAGTACGCGTCTCCGTGTTGTAGTTAGTTGGCACACGGACGATCTTGCCACGCATCAGTATCGCGATTTTCGCAATATCACCACCGAACTGCTGGGCGTCGTACTCAATGCAGCCCACGGAGGTAAGTGGAAACTCTTGATCACTGTCTACCACCTCAGCTATCGCCTCGACCACCATCGCGTCCTGTACGAGCGAACTGTTCGCTTCTGGAGTGATGCGGCGGGCGCGGATGGTCCAGCGGGTACCGGCAGGCAAGTTGATTCGGTGCGAGCGTTCGTATTTGGTGACGTTCTTACGGTCAACGAACGATGTCAGTACTTCGACGAATGGCCCGCTATCGGTTTGCACGTCGATGGCGTAATCGATTCGAACGCCATTGATGTTGCCGCTCTGATCCTGGGACTGAAGCTGTGGCCAGCCGAAACGGATCCGCACGCCATCTAGAACCGGGTTGTTGATGCTATGCAGGTACGGGGTCGTCGAAAGCAACGTCTGGTTAACGTCAATTTCGTTGCTCGACTCTGCGATACCGTCAAGCCGTGTCTGGTTCAGCTCGCCGTTGCGGAACTGCCATTTCACACCGGGATAATTTTCAGTCCCGTCCTCAGCAACCAGCGGCGTGCCATCAAGCTTGACCGAGTTACGACCATTCACTGGTCCTACGATCGGGCCCCAGCTCCAGATGTACACGATTCGTGCTGTTGCAATAGACGGCGTGCTGTTTGAGGCGATCGAGGGTTGTTTCTGTTTTGCCTCACCACCCTTGGCCCCGCGAACTGGGGACTTCCGAACCGCTGCGCTCATGCCGCCCTCACAAAAAAGAAAACCCGCCGAAGCGGGTCCTGGGTTACTGCGAAATCACATCTGGTCTTGGGTGTAGATACCACCCGACTCGACAGCGCCGCCTATCTCGCGCTCGCCGTACAGCACTGGGTAGGGATTGCCTTGGGCAACAGTGGTTACCGCGCCGCCGAAGCCGTATGACGGGTTGTTTCCATCCTCGTTATTGGCCCCGGTCGCAGTTTTCGTGGTCGGCGCCAGCATCTGCACAACTCCGCCCAGCCCCACAGCGGCGCCACCGGCGATCAAAGCGGCACCCATGGGTGCGGTGGTGCCACCGCTGAATGCACCCGCCACGATCAGCACCACGCCCAGAACGACCTGAAACAGACCGGCCTGTTTGCTGCCCCGGATCAGGGGGACGATCCTGATATCGGAATCGTCGGCGCCTTTGAGGTCGAACTCCTCCTCCCCCGCGTTTCGCGTGCCGCAGAAGACACTGAAAACCAGGCCTCGCTCCTCGCCGGTCCGCAGAAACTTCTCGAACCCTGGGACCATGGCGCACAGCGCGTTTACCGCATCGCGCACGCTGTAGACGTCCAGGGTGTATTCCTTGCCGAAATGCCTGCGCAGCACGCCGTACAGCCTCACTGTCCGCATTGTCATGAGTTGTAATCCTTGTGCCGCAGGATGAGTTTCAGACGCTTGCTCATCGACCAGCCGTATACCTCGCGGGCAGCAACGCGCCCAGGCATGTGGTGGTAGAGAAAAGGTCCTGCGCCGCCGAGTGCCGGTGCTACCTCGCTTTGCATTGAAGGATCAGCGCCGAGGTAAATCGCGGCATGGTTGGGGAAGTGGCACAGGCGGCCAATGGTCGGCACCTGGAACACCAGCATGTCGCCACGCCGCAGATCGGTAACTCGCTCGAACCCGGCGCCCGCAAAGTTCTCCTCGTAAAGGCTTGGTCCGGTCTCGTCTTCCCACCACAGTTCCTTGCGCTCGAAGTTCGGCAGTTGAAGCCCTGCCTCGCGCGCGTACCAATCACGGCAGGCCGACCAGCAATCCATCAAGCCGTGAGCGAATTCACGCCCCAGCAGCGGCGCGATGTAGCCGGAAGGCTTGAACCACTGCATGTCGCCGCCGGGCCAGGCCACGATGCCCCACGGTATTTCATGCAGTTCGCAGCTGACCAGATCCGTCATGCTCGGAACAGGGCTACGGTTGGGGTGGCTGTGGATGATGGCCAGCACGTCGCCGCGATCTTCGGCCGCCGCTTGGTCGTGCTTGTCGATCAGGAAGTGCTGTTCCGGACTGCCGGCAGCATTGCCGCAACGTACGTACTCCCGGCCCTCGGCGGTTTTGATCAGCAGGCCACAGGCCTCCTGAGGGAAAACGTCGCCAGCGTGCGCGCAGATGGCCTGCGTCAGTTTCTGGTTGATGCGCATCGCTACCTCGAACTAGTGATCAGGCTCGCGCCCATGGAACCGCCGAACCGGCGGGTGTTGCCCCGAAGCTTGCAGCTGCTCCACCAACCGCCGCAGCGGTCCAGCGCCGGGTTGTCGGTGGGCTCATTCTTCTTGGTGAACATGGCGCCACCGGTGTAGGCGCACGCCTCGCCCCGGTACTGCCCACGGCAGGCCCATCGGCAGAGCTTGGTGATCTGTTGCCCCGGCAACTGCTGGCCTTCCAAGTCGATCGGGCTCGACAATTCGAACGTCAGCGCCGCTAGGTTTTCCTCAGTCTTCTGCTCGATGTACCAGATCGATGTCCGGCTCTGATCAGCTGAATTTGGGTTGCCTTCCGGGAAATTGGCGGCATCGAGGAAGTGCTTGAAGGTTTCGATGACCTTCACCCGGGCGCCGGCCAGGTCGCGGAACTGCAGGCAAATGGCTGATATCGCGCCATGTATGCCTTCCAGCTCGTTGGCAACCTGCAGCGTTGGTGTTGCTGGCCGACCGTCGCCGCGCACATCGAAGCCCTTTGCCTCGATCTGGATTGGCGAATACAGCTGGCCCTGCCAGACGATTTCGCCTTCATGGGCGTGGCCGTGAAAGCGCCAGAGAGTTGCGCCCAGGCGTGTAGCGTCCAACTCGTATAGCCGGATCTGATTGCCCGGCTCGAGCTTCTGAAAGTCTGCTGTGATTTGCATGCGTCACCCAAGGAAAACCCCGCACGTGGCGGGGTCAGGGGTTGAATATCTGCTTGAAGGTCATCGACATCGTGTAGAGCCCGGCGCCCAGGGTGGCCATCTTGTAGCCCGATGACCGATACCGCCCCTGCTGGCCGCCGGGCGGCGTCCATAGGAACGACTTGTATCCCTGTTGCCTATCGAGGAAGTCGCGCGCCAGCCTGAGCTTTTGCCCTGGCTCAAGCCTGCCATTGATGCTGACGTCCCAGGACTCGGCTTTGGTATTGATGCCAATGCCACCGGCCTGCACGTAGCCGTCACCGAACTCGTTCTCCCAGGTCTTCTGCGTGATGTCGCCAGACGCTCCGACCCGAACATCAAAATTGAATGTTTCAGCCATTGCGCCTCCATAGACGTCCGCCTTGCCTCATTTCACGGTCCAGGAACTGTCCCATGCGCTGCTCTATCGCATCGCTGATAACGGCCCCCTGTCTGCGCGCGTCGTCATCGCTCACGCCCGGCTGGGCCTGGACGGTCACCGGTGCGTGAAATTCGATGTGCTGACCGCCGATGCCACCTGACTCTGGCCCGGCCGTCTGCTTGGCCAAGAAGTTGGTGAGATCCTTGTTTTGTGCTGGAGCCACAACTCGCTCACCACCATCAAGGAGCCATGTGCCCTCTTTCGGGATGTTTTCCATACCGCTGTGGGCCATACCAGACAGTGCCGCAGTCGCGACACCCGCAACCATCGGCGCGGTTGCAGCTGCCGCTGTGAGGGCCGCAGCAGGAGCCAGCGCAGGACCTACAATCGGTGTAGCCGCCGTACTTGCATACGCGGCCAACTGAGCCTGAAACGACATGGCCTGCGCATTGGCGACCAACGCCAGCGCTCCCGATGACTGGGTGGTCTTCCCCACGATCAACTGAACCGCTTGGTAGACGAGCCATTGGGCAGCCATGTCAGCCAACGCATTGATGACCGACTTGGCCATATTGCCGACCAGGTCACCGACTGCATCACTCGCGCTTTTTTGGCCTTCCACAATGTCGGCGAACGTATTTCCCAGATTGCCTCGCAGATCGTTAAGCGTTCCGGAAACGAACTCACCGGCAATGGCCGAATAGTTCTGCGCTGCGTCGGCATAGTTTTCCCAAGCAGCGTTGACACCATCCATCCAGTTGGACTGCGCCTTGTCGAGCTCGTTGTAATAGTCCTGTTGCGAGACAAGCCGGTCCGCCAACGCTTCTTGCAACGCTTCAGTTTCGTCGTCGTAAAGGCTCTTGCTGATCTTTCCTGTGTTTTGCTGCTCTTGGAGATCGCTCATCTTCTTGTTGAAGTCTTGCTGAATTTCCAGTGTTTGCTTCAACCGCTCCCGGTACTTGTCGCCACGCCCAAGGCCAGCCAGGTCCAGATCGTTGCCGTCTTTCGCTGTCTGCCCTTCCTGATTGAGGTTCGCAGTGAAGGCCAGCAGCTTTACCCGATCCTCATCTGCCTGCTTGAGCTTTTTCTTGGCGTCCAATTCGGCGGCGAGGCCCTGCAACTCCTTCTTGCGCTGTCCAGATAGAGACTCGTATTTTCCGCTGGAAACTTCGAACGCCAGCTTTTCGACTTCAGTAGCATTCTGTTGTTTGTCGGCCGTGGTATTCAGCAGCTCGATTTGCCGCTTGTAGTTCTCTTGGGCAGTTTCGAAAACCTTCTGATTTTCCTTAATTTCAGAGGTATTTTTCCGAAGTTCTGTGGCAGCGGCTTTGTTGGCATCGGCCTGCGCCTTGGTTGCATAAGCAGTTGAGAGAATTGCCGTTCTGTCGGCCTCAGTCAGCTCTTTATGCTGTTCGATATACCGCGTCGCCTCTTTTACAGCGTCGTTGTTGTCTTGAAGCTTTCCAAGCTGATCCTGCATGGTTTGCAGATATTTCTGCCCGACAGTGGTAAGTCCGACGGTCGCTTGCGCATTACCATTGGCAGCGCCAGCTCCTTTGTTCATCTCACCGTTGAGAGCATTCAGTCTTTCCCGCGCCTGATCGGCCTGGCCCTTTACTGTCGAATATGCGCCAGCCTGCTTGATCAAGCTATCTGCAACAGAGGAAGGCACCCGTGCGTCATTCCTCAACTGGTCAAGGATCGGCGAGAGAGCCTTGCCTGAGGCTGCTGCATCATCAAGCTGCTTTGAGTAGTCCTGGAAAGCCGACGAGCCAGATGCGCTGGATCTCGGACCTACAAGGCCGGTTTTCAGCATTCCCTGAAGCTTTGAATACTCCTCGCCGGCGGCTTTGATGCTCTCAGCCTCAGCCTCTCCCCACTTGATTAAGGCAGCGGCCTTTTGATCCTGCGTCAGGGTCTTGAACTTGGCAATCACATCGTCCAGCGGCCCCTTTAGTCCTTCTAGGCCTTCGGCTGCCTTGTCAGCGCTGCTGCGGAAGTCGACAAATGACAGTGCAGCAGCCGCGGCCACAAACACCAGTCCGACGGGGCCGCCGAACAGCGCCAAGGCGCCTCGGCCTGCAGTAGCGAGAGAGCCAAGGGCGCGTCCAGTTACGCTGGCTGCCGCCGCAGCATTGTTGGAAGCCACACTCAAGGCATTCACTGCGGCCGTGGTTTCGCCAAGCGCCAATGTCGCAGCTGCGCGACCTGCATAAGCCTTTTCTACCACCGCGGACGATGCGATGGTGGTCGCGGCCAACGAACGCTCGGCGTTCTCGACCTGCTTGATAACAGCCACCTGCGCGAGACGAATCTCGGCAATGCGAGCCACAGAGGCCGCCCGGCCTTGCTCATTGATTTGAGCCTTCAACCGCTCTTGCTCAAGCGTGAGTTCTGCGGCGAGGGCAGCCTGCACCGACTGAATATTTGATAGCTCAGAAGCCTGACGTGCTCGGTCGGCGCCGACTTTGCTCTGAGCTGCAGCTACCTCCAGATTCGCACGCTCGACGATAGCCCTGGCATCAATCTGTTTCGCCTGAGCCGAATGTAGATCTTGCTTGGCCAACGCAGCAGCAGCTGAAAGCGCCGTTTGATTCGCAGCAGCGGCGGCAACGGCGGCGGCGCCTTGCTGTGCAAACCCGCCCGCCACCCTGGACAACGCAATGTAAAGGCCGGTTGTGAAAGCCTGGGTCAATCCATCTGAATGCGCTCGAATACCATCAAGCGCCGCCGGAAGGCTGCTATCGATGACCTTCGCCGCCGACAGTATTTCCGCGGCTACCTTCCCGCTTGCGCCGGTCATCTGATCGATTTCGCCGACGAAGCGTGTAATCGAATTTCCAATTACGGTAACGCTGCCACCGATAGTGGCGGTCATCTTCGAGAAGAGAGAGTCAACCGCTCCTGACTGGTTTTGCAGCGCCTTTACGACCGCGTCAGCGGTAAGCAGCCCCTGAGCCCCGAGGTTCCGCAAGTCGCCGACCGTTTTGCCCATTCCGTTCGCGATCGCCTGGGCCAGCGCAGGGGCTTGCTCCAGAACGGAGTTGAGTTCCTCACCGCGCAGAACACCGGAGGCGAAAGCCTGGCCGAGCTGGATCAGGGCTGCATTCGCGCTTTCAGCCGACGCGCCGGAGATAGCGAGAGTCTTGCTGATGGTACTCACGACACCGGCAACGCCCTCACCTGAGAGTTTCAGAGCATTCTGGTTTGTCGCGATGCGCTGATAGAGCTCTGCTGTGGCCGTGAGTGGTTGGCGCGCATCCTGCGCAATGCCAAATACAGCCGACTGCGCGGCCGCAAGCTCAGCCGAACCGTTCGTTACCAGTTTTAGGCGATTCGTTAGAGTGCTGTAGGCTTCGGTGGCCGTGTAGATCGCCCCGACGCTAAACGCGGCAGTCAGAGGGCCGGCGATCTTGGATGCAACGCTCGATAGAGAAAGGAACTCAGCCTCAAGAGCAGCAACCCTAGAAGACGCTGCGTCCGCTGCCGCGCCTGTCTTTGCCACCGCCTGCGAGGCCTGATTCATTCCCTGCTGGAAACCGCCGATCTTAGCGATCAGATCGAGGGTGAGTGTTCCAAGGGAGCGCGAAGCCATTCAAATTCTCCAGGCGATAAAAAACCCGCCGAGGCGGGTTCGTGGTGGTGCAAATAGAAGCTAGTAAGGATTGCCGGTCTCGCTGGTAGTGTAGCTAATCACCTTGCCCGACGAGTCCAGAACGACGCTCAGAGCCTGATTTTTGTAGCTTGACCCAGCAAATCCAACATGGGCGTAGCCCCAAGACATGATCTGCGTTCCGTCGGAATTCTTTGCGACCGCAATTGGCTTTCCGAAGCGGCTCAGCAATTCATCCTTTGTGGTTGAGCCCTGCTTGATTTGAGAAATCTTGTCGTCGGTGATCGGCGAACCGTAGGTCGAACAGGCGCTGAGCACTGCAGCTGCGAGGAAAATAGTCAACTTCTTCATCGGTCTTCCCTGAGTAAAAAAATTGACTATACCAACCCTAATGCCACGTCTCCATGGCTTGTTCCAGCGATATCGGCGGTCGCTCAGCATTGGGCATGAAATCAATCAGGTCAGCTTCACCGCCCCGTAGGCGGTTCACCTGAAGAGCGACGATCGCGCACATCTCCTCTTGGCGCTTCATCGGGTTCAGCGATCCATGCTTGTCCCGGTAGGCAGACCAGGAGAGCACCTCGGCGAACTTGAGGTTCGCCTTGGCTTCCTCGATGGTGCAGCCGCCGATCCCGTTCAGAACAAGCTCATGCATCAACTCGTCTGCGGCGGTGAGCTCTTTTTTGGCGAGTTCACCTCGTTCACCGCGTTGAGCATTGCGACACCCAAGCCCGGGTCGAGATTGACAGCGTCTTCATAAGGAAGCGGCTCGCTGCCGTCTTCGCCGAGGAAAACGCTCGCCGAGATATACCGGGCATTTCGGTATTTTTCAGCCTCGCCGGCGGAGAACATTTCCTCCATGACCCCAAAAGCATGACGCCGCACGTGAATGTCGAATTTCTCGGTCACCGGTTTGGCCTTGCCGTTGACGGCGTGAGTCCACTCGATGGTCTTCTTCACGAAGGCGTCGGTGATGACGCCTCCTTTCTTCTTCAACTCGGCCAGTTTCATAGGTTCGCCTTACGCTGCCTTGGGAATCCAGGCGGAGCCGCCCGAACGCTGGATTGAAACAGCCGTGCTTACGTTCGCGTTCCCGGCGAAGTCGAACGGGAAGTCGGCGACATAACCTTCGAACACGAACCAGGTGCGCGTATTCGGCAGTACGAAATCCTCCTCGTCGTTCACGACGGCCGCACCCACAGCGCCGCTGCCAGCGCCACCCGAAAACGCTACAGTCGGAGTGCCGGTGTAGCCTGTGCCAGGGTTGGTGATGGTGACGCCAGTCACAGCACCGCCCGAAATTGTCGCGGTCGCCGTTGCACCAGTACCGCCACCGCCGGTGATTGCCACGGTAGGAGCGGTCGTATAGCCAGTACCACCATTGCTCACATTCACCGTGTCAACTCCGCCAGCTGCGGCAACAGTCGGTACCGCAGTGCCGTCCGACCAGCCCACAGCCCACTTGATAGTGGTTTCACCGTCAGCCTCGGACAGCTGATGCAGGCGGATGTGGCTCGCGTTGCGAGGATCAGCCAGGATCGTCATCGACGCCTGTCCTGGGGTTCGCAAGCCTTTCTTCGATTTACGTACAAGATCTTCCAGGCAGGTGTCATCGATCTGGTCTGCCGGCGCGCCGCCGGGGTTGAAAGCAGTCGCGCAGTCGATTGGAAGCACGCTCGACGCACCGGGTCCGATCAGTGGCGGGACCAGGGCGAAGATCTTGGTACCTTGGGTAAGCATCGACATGGTTATCTCCAATTGTCGGGCAAAAAAAAGCCCGCACATGGCGGGCATCAGTTACATCGGGTGATCAGCGGGAAACCCACCAGTCCACGTCGAAGCTGTAGCGATAGGTTTTCGTCGGAACGTCGACAGATTCGCCGTTCCAGCTGGTGACATTGGCCTTCAGTTCGATCGCATCGCGGATGGCTTTGGCCACGTCGCGCGATTGATCAGCGCTCTTGGCATAGACGTCGATTTGCAGCTCAAACCGGTCTGAATCCGGACGGTCAGCGAGGTAGTTCTCTGGCTCACCCCCAACGGTTTGCCATACGGCGTATGGTTTGATCACATCTGCCGGGGCCTGGCCAAACAGGTACAAACGGCAATCAACTCCAGCACCTAGTACCGCAGTCACAGCCGGTTCAACCGAGCAGACTTTGAAAATTGGTGCGTACATCACGCCCCCCTCAAGGCTGCGTCGATTTCGGCGTTGAGTTCGATGGCAAACCGGTCGGTCACTGGTCCGATGTTCTCGGAAAGCGCTGGGCGCATGAATGGAGCGGCCGGGTTGTGCTCAGTGCCAAACTCGATGTAGCGCCAGTGCCTGGTGTCGCCCCCTGGATTTCCCGAGGCGCTTTTGCTGTGCTGGTTGGAACCTGCCCCGCCGCGGACCCCTACGCGCATCACTACTCCGCCCACCTGCGTCCCTTCTTTTGGGGAGTCCTGGGTGACAATGTTTTTCCAGATCTTTTCAGCGGTTTCCGGATCGTCGAGCGACTTCGCTTTTGCCTTGGCCGAGTCACGAACAATGTTCATGGCCCTTCTCGCGGCTTTCTTCAGGCCTGACCTTTGCAGCTTGGGCGCAAGCCCGCGCATCTTGCTGACAACGCCGTCTACGCCCTGCAACCTGAACTCAGCCATTGTTCACCCCCGCGGATACCAAAATGCTGAGGTAGTCCCTGCCAGATGCAGCATCAGCTAGAGGTGGGCCGACGATGCTGTAGATTCTGCCGCGATACAGGATACGCATCGTTGCCAAAACACCATCGCGGTACCGAATAATCATTCGATCAGTCGCCTCTATCTGCTCAGCCTTCGCGGAGATAAATTCGCGACTGCTAAGCGGTTCAACGGCAGCCGGGCATTTTTCCCATACGGTTTCCCAAGCTTCCTCGATTACCGCGCCGGTTTCCGGATTACGCTCGGTAATCTTGCGTTGGATGTCTATGCGATGCCGCAAGCGGCCAGCGCGTATCACACTCCCATCCTTGCCCGATAAGGCGTAAGCAGGTGCTTGGAAGCCAGCGGCAGCTCTGTTGCCAAAGCGCCTACAACTACATCTTCGCGGTTTGCGAACAGGTGACCGACAATTAGCAAGCAGGCGGAGACGATTTCGGGATTGAGCAATATGCCGTACGCGACCGCATCGACCTCTTCCCAAGCATCCGCCAAAGCCTGCCGAGCGTGCTCCAACAGAATGCACCGGTCACAGTGCTCGTCGACAAGATGGGCCGCAGCGACGGTGGCCGAGTTTGCCTCACGGGCGGCCTGCATCATCTGCGGGATCCCTGCCTTCGCTGAAACCATCTCTGCCTGATCGATGAACACGCGACGGTTTAGATAACGCATCGCTGCCCCCTCCGCTGCGTCCAGCTTGTCCTGAACCAGATCCTGATCTTCAGGCTCGGCAAGAACGTGCCTCATGGCCCGGTCGATATCGATCAAGCTCATGGGTTACTCCTGAGGAGGTGCGTTCGGGTCTGCCGCAGGCCGAACGATTGGATCTTGCTCAACCTTTTGAGCTTCAACCAGGCGCGCCAGCTCGGCTGAAGTTTCAGCCTTGGTCCCTTTGAACTCGCTGACCTGGGTGCCGCCCGAATCGACAATGATCCAGTTGCCGCGATCCAGCTGCTTGATGTCCAGGGTTAGATCATTCAGAGCAACCGAAGCAGAAGTAAGCGCCGCGGCTTCTGACTGGCCATTGGTAAGGTCAATCTCCGGTTCGATGGGGCCTTCGTATGGCTCCGCGTATTTACGGGTCTTCAACTCGCGACCGTGCTGCTCGCTGGTGACGAAAACTTTGCCCTCAGGAATCGCGGACAGTCCCAGCAGCAGCGGCTTCAGTAGTTTCATTCGCATGTTCGCCTCCAAGGGGCCGCCTACCGGCGGCCCGTCCTTATTAAGGGTTGGTGCCGCTGAAGGTGCCGTAGATGAACGCCTCAGGACGCTTGACCGCCAGCGCAGCGCGCTCTTCGCAACGAATCGAGATCATGTTTTTCTCGAAGTCGTCGGCGTTCTCGGTGGAGATCACCACGTTGGCATCTTCACGATCGAACAGTTGGGCGCCAGTCTGGAAAGCGCCAGTGAGGAACTTGCCCAGGAAAGCGGCGATTTCAGTCGCCACCACCGGAAGGCCCCACAGCGTTGGACCTGTCAGGCCGAGTGGGTTTGCCAGAATGTAGCGACCCAGCGTGTCTTTGGTGAGCTCGATCTTCGCCCAGTCGGTGAAGTGCAGAACATGGCCGGAGGCAGGCAGGCGAGCCAGTTGCGCTTGGAGCATCGCCAGACGCAGGTCGTCGATGCCGGTCTGCTGGTCAACTTCGAAAGCAGGAGCGAACGCTGAAGCTTGGGGGACGATCCCGTGCAGGTGAACGCCGGTGCCGTCGCCGAACAAAATTTCCTGCTCCTCGGCGTATTTCAGTCCGTAGCGCATTTCGGTATCGATGGTCGATTGCAGTTGCGCGAAGTCGTCCAGGATCTGCTTCGAAGCCTTGAACATGTGCGCGATGGTGCTCACCGGGGTGATCTTGGTGGCGAACTGGATGTCGCTGTAAGGTTTGGCGGTGTTCTCAGCAACTACCCGTGCAGCGTTGGTAAAACCGGTTTGCTGTACCCAGAAAATTGCCGGCGAGGTGGTGCGGCCAGGGGCGATCAGATCGCGGATGAACAGGCGCTGCTTCGGAGCAACGTCAATTCCCGGGAGACGCTGAGGCTCAACCACACCGGTGGCAACGCCCGAACTGATCAGAGCGGCTTGAACCGGGATGCTTACCCGACGGTTGCCTTCCAGGCTGGCAGCGAACTGCTTCAGCGCTTCGCTTTTGATCACCACTCCGCCTACGGTTTCACGTGCGGCCGGCGAGGCATTGGATGGGGTGCGGGCGAATTCCTGCTCCAGCTCGCCCAGCTTGGCCTTCAACTGTTTTTCAGCTTCGGTCAGGCTATTGAACTTGGTAGCCAACTCGTCGACCGCTGCCTTGGTCTCGCTGGACAGAGTGCCAGCCTTCTTCGCTTCATTCAGGGCGTTTTCAGCCTGCTTGCTGAAGTCGTCGGTCGCCTTTTTCAGCTCGGCGGTGACGCTGTTCAGAAGCTCGGCGGTTTTGTCGCTCATGGTCATTCTCCGGTTTTAGTAGCTGCTGCCGAGAACCGCGCAAGTGCGGCTTGTAGCTCGGCTATTGGGTTGGCCAAGTCGGCCGGTGTGTCGGCAGCGTTCGGCTTGCCGGAGGGGGTAGCGCCAGGCATACCCGCCTTGAGGTCTTGAATCAGGGAGCGACGCTCGGTGCGCGGCATCCCTTGTTTAGCAAGGATCATGTCCAGGCGGCGCGCGGCGACCTGGTGAGGCGTCATTGCATTGGTATCTTCTTTCGTTGCGTCCGAGGCGAGCAGCGAGTCTGCGAAACCTGCTTCAATCGCGGCGGTGCCGCCCATCCATGTCTCCACGTCCATCAGCCGACTCATCTCCTCGATCTTGCCGCCGGTGCGAACGGCGTAGATGTGGGCCAGCGAACCGTCGATCTGCTCCAGGAAGTCGGCCACTTCGCGGATGTCATTGCGGTCGCCCGCCACGCCAGTCCAGCTGTTGTGGATCATGAGGAACCCGGCGCGGGCGATCTGCACTTCGTCGCCAGCCATGGCGATGAATGACGCCGCGGACGCAGCCAAACCCAGAACCTGCACGGTGACCTTCCCTTTGTGCTCGCGCAGCAGGTTGTAGATCGCCAGGCCCTCGAACACATCGCCCCCGGGGCTATTGATCTTCACCGTCACGTCGCTGTCACCGATGCTGCGGAGCGCGGCGCTCACCCGCTTGGCCGTGACGCCGTCACCTGTCCACCAGTCGTACCCAATCGGGTCGTACATGGTGATGGTGTTGTCGTCGGTGGCTGCCGCTTTGATCGACGGGTTCCAGCGCTCCAGCGCTTTCGGCGTGAGGTCGCACTGAACCTGCACGCACGGCCGAGCCGCCGGAGCCTCCGGAATGGTCTTCAGGGTCATGAGTTGCTCCGTGATCAGGCGGCTGCTTTGAGCCTTGGTAATGAGATAAGCGCGTGAGCCATCAGCGGCCCATCAGGGTTGCCCGCATCTAGTGCCTGGGCGGCGAGATTGAATGCTTGTTGGATTGCGTCCTTGTCGCCAGCTTGGTTGGCTGCAGCAAGGCGCAACATGAAAGCGGTGGCCGCCGGCGACATCCCGGCGGACTGTTTTCCGAGTTGATCCAAAGGCACCAGCGCCGACTGGACAGTAAACGTGTCGCCGCCCGGGATCGGAGGCATATTTTCGAGTTTCCGAACCTCGTTCCGGCACATCCAACCATTTTGCAGCGCCGTGTTGTACCAGGCTCCGCGACCAGCACTGTCAGCACGCAGAAGACCTTCCACAGCGAACTCGGCGAAGTACTCGTCTGCGTCCGCGTCGCCAATCAGGCAGCGCGTAATCTCCTGCTCAATATTGACCAGAAGAGGCCGCAGGCTGTTAGTGAGGAAGTGCAGGTTCTGTGCCTCAACTGAACTCGCCCAGCTGGACTGCTTGTCCATGTGCCCAACCATGAAAGGCGGAACACGGAACCATCGGCA